CCTTGCGGGTGTCTTGAGTATCAGCGATGGTACTCTCTATTACGCGAAGAATCCTGCAGTTGCAATGTTCGCAAGAACATGGATCTTCGTCCATCTAGGAGGAGGACACAATTCAATGGCATACGATCGAGTAAGGTCACGGGTCCTTCCGACTACTCGTCGGAAGGGTGTTATGACCATAGGTAAAGTTTACCCATGGAATACTAACACAAATAGTTGGCATCCATCACCCAATCAGGTGATTGATTTCGACTTTGACTTACCTTACGTGGTAGGTGAACTTTGCGCGGATGAACTCCACGCAGGTCCCCCTTATCATGAAGGTGGCCCGTTTAAATCCCTTAAAATCAACCGCATGGCTCCTTATGAGCTACAGGGGGTAGGCACATACTATCGCCAGTCGGATTCAAGTCCGAGCTACTGGCAGAAATATGTGGGAGGGTTTTCCCCTCCGAGTGTATCAACAATGGGAGGCGTTGATGTTTCTAACATTAACAATGTCCTAACGTTAGGATCCACTTTGTTCCCTGTTACCACTGGATTTTACGATCGAGCTTGGTCATCGACCAAGCCCCGGCTTGAAAAAGCCAGCCTATTCGTCTTTCTTGCAGAAATGCGTGATATGCCCCGCATGTTGCGTACTACCGCTTCTGGATTCCATGATGTATGGAAGTCCATGGGCGGTAATGCAAGTAAAGAGATGATGCAACCTAAAAAGATTGCGAATCAATTCCTGAATAAGGAATTCGGATGGGCTCCTTTTATAGGTGACATAAAACGGCTTCAGGCCGCTTACTTTGCTTCGGCAAAGTATATTAAGCATCTTAGCTTAATAAATGGTAAACCTACTAGGAGGAGATCGTTGTTGGTAGATACCAAGACGGAAGTAAGGATGGCATCAGGTACGCAGTGTATAATTACACCTGCACTCGATAGCCATTTCTTTTCAACGACACCTACTTGGGAAGTAGTTGAGGAGGTTCAAACCCTCGTCACTGCCTCGGGTAAGTATTCGTTCTACCGTCCTGAATTTGACACTAGCTTAAACGAATTTAATTCGCTCTGGAACCAAATGCAACGTAATCTTATGTTGTATGGTCTCAGAATAAGCCCGTCAAATGTCTATCGTGCCACTCCTTGGACTTGGCTTATCGACTGGTTTTCGAATGTTGGAGATCATGTTGATCTCATCACCGATATGTCAGTCGATAGTGTCGTGAACCACTACCTGTATCTATCACATCGTCGGCAAACCGTTCGGAAGTTTCGTCAGATTCTTCCTTTCCGGCAAACCGGCACGATGACGTTAGAATGGCAAAAAGTTATTGATGCCAAGCAACGTGTCGAATCAGGTAGCCCATATGGATTTAGCCTGTCGTGGGACGATTTGACCCCACGCCAATTAGCGATTCTGGCTGCTTTAAAACTATCTCGACAGAGATGGTCGGGCAACTAGAGTCATATCTGCTTGGTAATTAACCAAGCTATCGCTTTGGACAGGCGATAGTCTTACCAAGATCAACGTCCATTTAACTTTGGAGGTCAACCATGGCACTTACTGACCCACAAGTGGTCACAATCAATGCTGTTCAAAAGTCGATGCCTAGGGTGTCGACATCTGGTACTTCAGCGAAGTATCAAATGCCAGACCAAGCTTTTGCTTTGGTCGTTTCACACTCTGTGACAAAGGACGGAAGAATCCGCTCTTTGGCACGGCTCGATCAACGAGCTATCGTCGTGGATCCGCTTGATTCAAACAAGTCGGACTACGATACTCTCGGCTTTTATGTTGTGGTGGATAGGCCAGAATATGGCTTTACCCAGACACAACTTGAACAGCTAATAACCGGTTTTAAAACCTGGTTAGACAACACAATGGTCGGAAAGCTTTTCGGCCAGGAATCTTAGTCTTTGACACCGTGAGGTGTCTCTGATGAAATTCCTTTTCTTGAAAGGAGCAAGTTCCCATGAAGGAACAAACTCAAACCAGTGAGCCGCAGAAGCCGCTCAAATGGTTTACTCTGTTGGCAGTGATGATGAATATATTACCCATCATCCTGAACGCTTTGAACAATAAAACTGGCATAATTGTCAGTGTTCATTTGCGTTTCGATCCGAAAACAAAGAGGCTTCGTGCCTCAATGACTACGGAAGGCTCAGAGTCAGTCAAGATTCTACGTACGGCTACCCAAAAGGTATCCAGTAGAAGGCTGGCTGGCTATTTGTCGACCGATTGACGTGTTGGTGTCACTTGGTGATGCCAATATATATTGACATCACGCTAGTAAGTCTCGTGGCTTGACAGTTGACCTCTGTTTAGGAGGGACTGTGAAAAGCAACGTAAGTGACTATCTAGAGTTAACCGAATGCATCTATATAGATGCTTCGGCTAAGTGTATCGCTGATGTCTCTGATTTACGTGATCTGATGACGATTAGATCACGGGTCAAACACGAAGGGTTATCATTTTTGACGATAACTCTTCCCCAGTTCGCTCGTGACTTCGAAAGAAGTCTGGCTACTGGGAAAATAGACTCAACATCTTTTGCTGGCTTTGAGCGAGTAAAAGGTGGATCAATCCCTGTATTCCTACAAGGTATGATCAGTCGTGTGTTTGACTTTGAGACGGGGAGGATTCTTGATGAATTTACCATACCGAATAGGCATGGCTCAGCTGATATTCCAACTATTGTTGAATCAGTTCGGCAGATATGCCTTACGTTCAAAAAGTTGGAAATTGAGTGTACTCCGAAAAGAGTACGCTCAGCAGTTGAATCGTTCATCGCGATTGAGCAGGATCTTGAGTCGTTTTCTGTTTCAGAAGAGGACTATGCCAAGTTTATTGGCGTTTCTTCTATGTTATGGAACAATTTGGTTGGTGATATTTCACTATCCGAATGTGTCCCTAAACATGGTCCTGGAACTACTGCAGAGCACCTATCGGGAAACCGAAAGTATGCTTGGCAGTATTGGCACGACCGCTTGGAGCCTTATTTCCCTCTTATCTGCTCTGGGTTCCCTTTGGGAATACCAGAAGATTCGGAGGAGCTTCAAAACGTAACGATCGTGCCGGAAGAGCTTGAACAACCCGTAAGGGTTGTGGCTGTTCCGAAAACGCTCAAGAGTCCCCGGATTATAGCAATTGAGCCGTGTTGCATGCAATATGTGCAGCAAGGAATTTGGGCCGTCTTGGAAAAACGGCTCAGATCATATTGGCTAACAGCAGGCCACGTAAATTTTCGTGACCAAACTGTCAACCAACGGCTCGCTATAAGAGGTTCGATCGATGGTCTATTAGCAACGATAGATCTCTCTGATGCAAGTGACCGTGTTCCACGGAATCTTGCTTTGGAGATGTTTCGATTTAATCCCGACTTAAGGGATGCTATCGACGCATGTCGATCCACTCGAGCACAACTTCCTGGCGGGATCACTATTGATCCTTTGAGAAAGTTTGCTTCCATGGGTAGTGCTCTATGTTTTCCAGTTGAAGCTATGTATTTCTACACTGTATGTGTAGTAGCTTTGCTGGAAGGACATAACCTCCCTGTGACTCCTAGAAACGTTTATTTAGTTTCTAGGGATGTCCACGTCTATGGGGACGATTTGATTGTTCCCACAGCGTATGCGGTTATTGTTCTCGAACACCTACAAAAATACAATTGTAAGGTGAATGTCAATAAGACTTTCTTTAGCGGAAGCTTTAGAGAGTCGTGTGGCATCGACGCATTCTGGGGGTACGAGGTAACACCTACGTACATTACCAAAGTGTGTCCTGAGAACAAGCACCAAGCTTCGGAACTGATTTCATGGGTCAAAAGCGCCAATCTCTTATACAAAAGAGGTTATTGGCATTCTGCCCAGCACATCTTCGATAAGATGGAGCGCATTGTGGGGCCTTTGCCCTACGTTGCTGAAACTAGTGAAGCTTTGGGCCGTTTCTCTTACTTGGGTTACGAATCCATCGAAAGATGGAATCGCGATCTCCAACGCTTTGAAATAAAAGGGTTGGTTCCAAGGCCAGTTTATCGCATTGATGAACTGAAGGGATACGGCGCGTTAATGAAAAGCTTCCACCGTTTGGAGAACATGCCTATTAATTTAGGTAGTTTTCCCGATGGACAAAGTCGACTTTCCATAAAAACTGGAGGGTCTTCTTTGAGCGATTCGTTAATTCGCTTTGTGTTGCGCGGTGCAACTGCACTATCACACCGCTGGGTCTCCCCTCATTAAGGGAGAATGGTCGTAATGACCTGGGGTGCCTTTGTGTAAATCCTAAAGGGATTCACAGCAGTGC